TTGCAAACCAAGTAGCAGCAGGCGAGGACATAAGGGCAAAGGAAATAGCCCTTAAGGTAGCAGAGAAAACAGCAGCCAAAGCCGCAGCAGATGCCGAAGAGGCGCAGCACGATTACGAAAAGCAGCAGGAAGAGACAGAAAAGGAGATAGAGAAAGCCGAGCGTAAGCAGGCAGAGGCAGAGGAAAAGGCAAGGGCGGCAGAAATCGCAGCCCAGCACGCAAAGGTTATGCGTGAATGGGTAAAAGAGAGCGTGAGCGCTGCCACAAAAGCTGCCGCAGATGCGGTGCTTAAGGTGTCCGAAACGGACACGCCGCAGAAAGACTGGAATAATACAGAATGGGTAGTATTTACCGCCAGAGCGATTATGCAGCAGGCAGATAAAGTAAGCGAGGACGATTTATATTTACTGCATGACATTATGATGCGCTGCCAGCACCCAGAAGAGCCGATAGCAGACGACGGACAGATAGAGGGGCAGCAGGATATAGAAACATGGCAGCAGGAGCAGGCGGCAGCAGAAAGCGAGGCAGGCAATGAACAGACGACAGCGGAAAAAGAAGAGTAAGGCGCAGCAGCTTACAATTATTTTAGGCTGCAAGGTAGCAGCTAGAGCCGAAGAATACGAGAAGATGCGCAAGAGTATTGATTACCAGTTAAGAGCGGGCAGCGTTATATTGCTGCCTGCCTATCTGCACGTAGAGGCAATTATACAGCAGAACGGCAGCAGGCGTATTGAGATTAAGCAGGAAAGCGAGGCGGGAGCATGAAGTACAGACAATGGAAAAAGAACTATAAAAAGCGTCACGGAGTAAACCCACCAGCCAGCATAGACAAGAGAAAGCAGCGCAAAGCTGCAAAGTGTGCGCTTAAGCATCTGGCAGACACCATTACATATACCGACTTTAGCGGGGCGATAAGCAGGGCAGCAAATGCCTTAACAGATGCTGTGGCAAGTATCATGCGGGCAATGGGTAGCGCCTGCGACGGAGCGGGTACAGTTTTTAAGAATGTGGCAGACGGCATACAGCCATTAGAGATTAAAGGCAATGTGCTTAGCTGGGAAGTAAAACCAGTAGTATGCGACTACGGCGTATATGAAAATAACGCATTAGACGGCAGTAGCGAGCTTAAGTTAATCACAAACAGCAGGAGAGCTGCCGAGAAAATAGCGGAAATTTTACAGCAAGACCATTTAGAACACATGAGGCTTAATTATCCAGAACGGATACAAAAGAGGCAGAGCGTAGAGGACGGGCTTACAGCGGCGCTGACATTTTGCGACGAGGGGGCGTTTACAGATGCTTGATTTTATGGACGACATAGTAGAGAGCGTAGAAGAATTTACAAGAGCGGCGGTAGAAGTTGCAATATGGCTGCTGATAACAACAGTAAAAGCGGCAATTTTGATTACTACGCCAGTCTGGATACTGACATACAAACTGCTTAGAGACAGAAACGGTGGCAAGTGCGAAAATCCAGACTGCAAAAGCTGCCCGTTTCCACCGTGCGAGAAAGGAGAGGCAGAAAATGACTAATATTTTACTGGGAATTATCGCACTGGAATTGCTGGCTATATTTTCAAAGCTGGACAAACTGGAAGAGGGGAGCAGAAAGCATGAATAACGTATCACTTGCAGGGCGGCTTACAAGAGAGCCAGAGCTTAGATATGGCGGGCAGGATAACAGCACCGCCATTGCACGCTTTACGCTGGCAGTAGACGACGGACGGGAAACGGATTTTATAAATATCAAGTGTTTTGGACGTACTGCGGAATGGGTAGACAAATGGTTAAGCAAGGGCAATAAGGCAGAGGTAACGGGAAAGATTAAAACGGGCAGCTACGACAGCCAGAGAACGGGGCAGAAAGTTTACTACACAGAGGTAGTGGCAAATAACGTAGGCTTTGGAGAAACAAAGGCAGAGGCAGAGGCAAGAGCGGCAGCGGGGCAGCAGCCAGATTATAACGACGGCTTTATGAATATCCCAGACGGCGTAGACGACGAGCTGCCATTTAACTAAAAGCGAAAGGTAGGTAATTTAGATGCAGGAAAAAGAGACGGAAATTAAGGGACTGGCTACAGAGATAAAGCCAGAGAGTGAAGAGACAGCAGGAGCGCCAGAGGGCGAGCAATGGGTAGCACTTCCTGCGGCTGATTTTGAGGAACTGATACAGAAAGCAGCAAAGGCAGCAGTAGCAGAGTTTAAAAAGCAGGAAGAGAAAGAAAAGAAGAGGGACAAGTACCACAATACCTTTACGCTTATGAAATGCTACAGAGACGCAGTTTTTCACATTGAGAACGCCATAAGCGACGGTACGCAGCTGGAACTTTGCGGAATGACGGACGAGCAGCAGCGCACATATTTGGAGAGCGTAAGACGCAGCCGCTTTAAAACGCTGATTATGACAGCACACATAGACAAGGCGGTAGACGAGATAGAGCGCAGACGCAAGGCAGCAGGCAGAGAGGTAGAGTATAAGGCGTTTGAGCTGTATTTTATGCAGGGTAAGGACTATGCGGAAATTGCAGAGGAACTGGAAACGGGCAAGAATACACCGAGACGCTGGGTAACTGCCATTATCAACGAGCTTTCGGTATTGCTTTGGGGCATTGATGAAGAGAGGGCAAAGTAAATGATTGAGATAATAAAGGCATGGATACAGAGGCGCAGGAAGAAAAAGCAGGCGGCAAAAGAGCGGCAGGCAGCAGCGGAACTGATAGAGCATATAGAGCGGGCGTTAAATTTAGAGCTTTACGAATGGCAAAGGCTGTATATCATAACTGGGATATGGCAGCCACCAGAGGGCAGGCGGCACGGTAGAACACTTGCATACATATTGCGGCTATTACTAGACCAGAGTAAGCCGCTGCTTATATATAGCATATCAGATGCAAGAGCATACGCAGACAACCCATTTACAGAGCGACAGTATACGCCAGTACCGACATTTTACGCAGACGGTTTTAGGCGGGATTTGCAGGAAATATACGAGCAGCTGCGGGCAGCAGGCGTGCCAGTAAGAGAGCTGGTATTTAAGAACGGCAGAGACGGTGCGGGAATATCGTGGTAAAATCGTGGGGTTTACATGGTATTTCAGAAAGGTTATAATGGTAACATGAAAAGAGTAGGCAATAGCTTAGCCGTGCAGATGCGGCAGCAGTTACCTACTCTTTTTTGTTTTCATTCTTTAGCCTCCACCCAGCGCATGAAACTTAGGGCGCTGGGGAATGAAAGAGAAAGGAGAGGGACAGTATGAAAGCATGGGCTAAGAGTTTTTATTTATCAGCGGCATGGGAAAAAACCAGAGCCGCTTATTTAATGTCACAAGATTATATTTGTGAACGCTGCGGGCAGCCCGCAAAGATAGTGCATCATAAGCGCTGGCTTAACAGAGAGAACATAAACGACATAAGCGTTACGTTGTGCTGGGATAACTTAGAGGCGTTGTGCCAAGACTGCCACAACAAGGAACACCACAAACATGAGAGGCATAAGCGGTATCGGTTCGACGAGAACGGCGGCATACTCCCCCCATATCAGAAAAATAATTAAAGGGGGCGAATACCGAGGGGGATACCCTAAAATTACCCTACGGGCGTGCGCACGGGTGGTGTAGGGGGTGTGGTGCGGCGCAGGAATGGAAAGCGGGGTAAAGGAATGGCAACAAAGAAAGAGAAAACCAAAGAACAGAGGATAAAGACCGAAAAGACCAGACTTAAGGGAATTTTCAAGGACTTAGACGAAAACAAAAGAAAATTAGTAACGCCGCTGATAGAAAAGGCTGCATTTATGAGCATTGAGCTGGACGACTTGCAGGCGAAACTTGAAAAAGACGGCTGGACGAGTGAGTACCAGAACGGGCAGAACCAGTGGGGAACAAAGAAAAGCCCAGAGGCAGAAACCTACATAGCGCTTAGTAAGAACTATGCAGCAGTGATTAAGCAGCTTACGGAATTAGTACCAGCTGCGAAACGAAAGACAAGCAGGCTGGCGGCTTTGCGGGAAGAGTAAGCAATATTGCCGCCTTATCGAAATTATATCTATGAGTACCACGCAAAGATTACAAGCGGCGAAATCATAGCGGGAAAATGGATAAAGAAAATATACGAAATCATTATAAACGGGCTGCAAAAGCAGGAGTATTTTTTTAATGCAAAGGCTGCGAATAAGGCTATACGGTTCATAGAGAACTTTTGCCACCACAGCAAGGGACGTAATGATTTAATCAAGTTGGAGCTATGGCAGAAAGCCATAGTTTCTGTTATTTTTGGCATACAGGACGCAGAAAAAATACGTATTTTCCGTGAAATTTTTATTGTAATTGGCAGAAAAAACGGAAAAAGTTTATTTGCATCTGCGATTATTGCATATATGGCGTACTTAGAGCCAGAGTATGGACAAGAAATATACTGCTTAGCGCCGAAATTAGACCAAGCGGCGCTGGTGTATGACGGATTTTATCAAATGGTACAGGCAGAGGACGAGTTAGCGGAGCTGGCAAAGAAACGGCGCAGCGATATTTATATTGCGGAGAGCAACACGGTAATAAAACCGATTGCTTTTAATGCCAAGAAGTCAGACGGATTTAACCCGCAGCTTGTGGTATGTGATGAAATGGCAGCATGGAGCGGGGACGCTGGACTAAAGCAGTATGAGGTTATGAAATCCGCTTTAGGCGCACGTACTCAACCTATGATATTGAGCATAAGCACTGCCGGATATATCAACGACAGTATTTATGATGAACTAATGAAACGTAGCACAAGTTTCTTGAAAGGAAACAGCAAAGAGCGCAGGCTATTACCATTCCTTTACATGATTGATGATGTGGAGAAGTGGAACGACATAGACGAACTGAAAAAGGCTAACCCTAACATGGGCGTATCCGTAAAAGAAAGTTTCTTTATGGACGAGATAGCAGTAGCAGAGGGCAGCTTAAGTAAAAAAGCAGAGTTCCTTACAAAGTATTGCAATATCAAGCAGAACAGCTCTATTGCATGGCTGGAATATCAGACGGTAGAGAACGCCGGAGTAGAAAAGACCTTAGAGGACTTTAGGGACTGCTACGCAGTGGGCGGTATCGACTTAAGCCAGACAACGGACTTAACGGCAGCCAGTGTGGTTATTCAGAAAGACGGTACACTGTATGCGTTTACACAGTTCTTTATGCCACGGGGCAGGCTGGAATACTTACAGGCTACGGACGGCGTGCCGTATGACATATTCGTTAAAAAGGGGCTGATAACCTTAAGCGGCGAGAATTACGTAGATTACCACGACGTTTACGGCTGGTTTACTATGCTGCTGGAAGATTACGGCATACGACCGTTGAAAATCGGCTACGACAGATACAGCGCCCAGTACCTTATTACGGATATGGCAAACTACGGTTTTCACATGGACGACGTTTTCCAAGGGGAAAACCTTACACCAGTTATACGGGAGTTTGAGGGTATCATAAAGGACGGTAATTTTAAGATTGCCGACAACAATTTACTAAAGACGCACTTTTTAAATGTTGCGCTTAAGCATA